AAACTGGCGGAGAAATACCGAATCCGCGAAATCGCCTACGACAGGTGGGGCGCGGAGAAAGTACGCCGCGACCTGGAAGAATTGGGCGAGGAAAAGAGCTTCACGGTCTTTCCGTTCGGGCAGGGCTTCGGCTCCATGTCCCCGGCCAGCAAGGACTTCTATCAGTTCGTGATGGAGGGCCGAATCCGCCACGGCCGGCACCCCGTCCTCGACTGGAACATGGCAAACGTCATCATCGATCAGGACGCGGCGGGCAACATCAAGCCCAACAAAAAGAAATCCACTGAAAAAATCGACGGCGTGGTGGCCATGATCATGGGCTTTGCTCGGGCTGCGGTCGGCGGCGCAGGCTTCACCGACAGCGTCTACAACGAAAGGGGGCTGTTGTTTATATGAGCATTTTTTCGGGACTTTTTCGCTCAAGGGATAAGCCCGGCAACCGCTCCGGCGGGACGCTGGACTTTCTCTTTGGAAATACCACAAGCGGCAAGCCTGTCAACGAGCGCACGGCGATGCAGACCTCAGCGGTCTACGCCTGCGTGCGGATTCTCTCGGAATCCATCGCGGGACTACCGCTCCATGTTTATCGGTATACCCGCGACGGCGGCAAGGAGCGCACCGCCGCCCACCCTCTGTACCGAATCCTGCACGATGAGCCGAATCCGGAAATGACCTCGTTCGTGTTCCGGGAAACGCTGATGGCGCACCTGCTTTTATGGGGCAACGCCTACGCCCAGATCATCCGCAACGGCAACGGGCAGGTGATTGCCCTCTATCCGCTGCTCCCAAACAAGATGGACGTGAGCCGAAACCGCGCCGGGGAGCTGATTTACACCTACTACCGCGACTGGGAGGAAAGCGGCGGCCGGCCCAAGCAGGGCGGTGTAACACTGCGCCGCGACGAGGTGCTGCACATTCCGGGGCTGAGCTTCGACGGACTGATCGGGTACAGTCCCATCGCCATGGCGAAAAATTCCATCGGACTTTCCCTCGCTACCGAGGACTACGGCGCCAGGTTTTTTGCCAACGGCGCCAACCCCGGCGGCGTGCTGGAGCATCCCGGCGTCATCAAACCGGAGCAGGCCGAGCGCCTGCAGGAAAGCTGGCAGTCCCAGTTCGGCGGCGCGAACGCCCACAGAGTCGCCGTTCTGGAGGAAGGGCTCAAGTTTCACCAGATGAGTATTCCGCCCGAAGAAGCGCAGTTTCTGGAAACCCGAAAATTCCAGATCAACGAGATCGCGCGGATTTTCCGCGTGCCGCCCCACATGGTGGGCGACCTGGAAAAGTCCAGCTTCTCCAACATCGAACAGCAGAGTCTGGAGTTTGTCAAATACACGCTCGACCCGTGGGTGGTGCGCTGGGAGCAGTCGCTTCGGCAGGCGCTTTTGCTGCCGAGCGAGAAATCGGTGTTCTCCATCCGCTTCAACCTCGATGGGCTTTTACGCGGCGACTACCAGAGCCGCATGCAGGGCTACAGCGTGGGCATTCAAAACGGCTTTTATTCCGTCAACGACGTGCGTGCACTCGAAGATCTCAATCTGCTGTCAGACAGCGAGGGCGGCAACCTCCATGTTCTCAACGGCAATATGGTCAAGCTCGCCGACGTGGGCGCAGCGTACAATTCAAAAGAAAGCGAGGAAAACACATCGTGAAAAGCAAAAAGTTTTGGAGCTGGGCGCGGGATTCTGACGAAAACGACGGCCGCACCCTGTACCTCGACGGGACGATTGCGGAAGAGTCGTGGTTTGACGACGACATCACCCCGCGGCTGTTCAAGTCGGAGCTCATGGCAGGCGACGGCGACGTGACCATTTGGCTCAACTCGCCCGGCGGCGACTGCGTGGCGGCGTCGCAAATCTACTCAATGCTGATGGATTACAAAGGAAACGTCACGGTCAAAATCGACGGCATCGCCGCCAGTGCGGCCTCTGTGATCGCCATGGCGGGGACAAAGGTGCTGATGGCGCCCACCGCTCTGATGATGATTCACAACCCGTTCACCGTCGCCATCGGCGATACCGAAGAGATGAAAAAGGCGGTTGAAATGCTGAACGAGGTCAAGGAAAGCATTATCAACGCCTATGAAATCAAAACCGGTCAGGTGCGGGTGAAAATTTCCCACTGGATGGATGCGGAAACGTGGATGAACGCAAACAAATCGATCGAACTGGGCTTTGCTGACGGTATTCTTGAGGATGCCAAACGCCGGCAGGCTGAGGAGACACCGCTGAACTTCGCTTTTTCAAGGCGGGCCGTGACCAACTCTCTGCTCGACAAAGTGCGGCCCAAGACAAAACCCGAACCCCAGTCCGAAGCGCCCGACGGCGTACCGGCGGAGCTGCTGCAAAAGCGGCTTTCCCTCATTCTTCACTAATTTTGATGGAGGTAAAAGACATGAACACAATTCTTGAACTGCGCGAAAAGCGCAGTAAAATCTGGAACACCGCCAAGGAATTCCTCGACCAGAAGCGCGGCGCGGACGGCATTGTTCCTCCCGAAGCCGCAGCCGAGTACGACAAGATGGAGGCCGATATGGTGAAGCTCGGTAAGGAAATCGAGCGGCTGGAGCGTCAGCAGGCGTATGACCTCGAGCTGAGCCGCCCGACAAGCCTTCCCATCACAAACGCGCCGACCAAACCGGAGGCGCCGAAAACGGGCCGCGCCAGCAACGAGTACAAGGAGGATTTCAGCCGCCATCTGCACGGCAAAGCCCTTCTGCACAACGTCATGACCGAGGGCGTGGACGCCGACGGCGGCTATCTGGTGCCGACGGAATTTGAGAATCAGATTGTATCGGGGCTGGACGAGGCGAACATCATCCGCTCCCTCGCCAAAGTCATCACGACGTCGAGCGAGCGTAAAATTCCGCTGGCGGCTTCCCATTCCGTGGCGACGTGGACCGCGGAAAACGGCGCGTACACCGAATCCAACCCCACCTTCGGGCAGACTCAGATTGACGCCTTTAAGCTGACCGACCTTGTGAAGGTCTCCACGGAGCTTCTGCAGGACAACATGTTCGATCTGGAGAGCTACATCGCGCAGGAGTTTGCCAGAGCGTTCGGCATCGCCGAGGAGCAGGCGTTCTGCGTCGGCACCGGCACGGGTCAGCCCACGGGGATCTTCACGGCGAACGGCGGGCAGGTGGGCGTGACGGCAAATTCCGCCACGGCCATCACGGTTGACAACGTCCTCGACCTCGTCTACTCGCTGAAAAGCCCCTACCGCCGCAATGCCGTGTTCCTGATGAACGACGCGACGGTGTCGCTGCTGCGCAAGCTGAAGGATTCCAACGGCGCGTATCTCTGGCAGCCTTCCGTGCAGGCAGGCCAGCCGGACAGACTGATCGGCTACCCGATTTACACCTCGCCCTATGTGCCCGTCGTGGCAGCGGACGCGTTTGCCATCGCCTTCAGCGACTTCAAAAACTACTGGATTGCCGACCGTCAGGGCCGCACGGTGCAGCGGCTCAACGAGCTCTACTCCACCAACGGACAGGTCGGCTTCATTGCCACCGAGCGCGTGGACGGCAAGGTCATTCTGGCCGAGGGCATCAAGCTGCTCAAAATGGCGGCTGGTTCGTAAGATGCGCTTTCACGTTCGCGTGGAAGCACAAAATATGCAGTTCGTAACGACGAAAGGAGGCGCGGCGGCATGACGCCTGCGGATTTACTGGCTCCGGTTAAGGAAAACCTGATCCTCACGCACAATCAGGATGACGATTTGCTTCTGCGGCTGATTGCCGCCGCCATCTCCTACGCCGAAAGCTACCAGCACGTTTCGGCGGGATATTATGGCGAAAACGCCATGTCTCCCACCACCGAGCAGGCCGTGATTATGCTCGTTTCCAACTGGTACGAGTCCCGCGACGGCTCTACGGGCGGCTTTTTCGCCGATTCCGTGCAGGCGGGCCGGCAGGTGTGGGATACGGTCAATCTGCTGCTGCGGCTGGACCGGGATTGGAATGTATAGCTATGAGTTTTGGAAAAATGAACAGCTTCATCGACATAATCTCCAACGCGCCGATCAAGGACGCGGACGGCTTTGTTATCAACGGTGACCATATAGTTGCTTCCGTCCGCGCCTACAAGGAGGACCGCAACGGCTCGGAGCGCTGGGCAAACATGGCAGTCTTTTCCGAAGCGTCCGTGCTGTTCTGCTTCCGTAAAATCCCCGACGTCGAGGTCCGTCCGGCTCTCTTCATCGTCTGCGAGGAAAAGCGCTATTGCATCACCAGCGCGGAGGATGTGCGCGGGCGCGGGATGTATGTGGAGTGCCTGTGCGAGCTGGTGGAAGGGAGCGTGAACTGATTTGGGAAAAGCAGAAATCAAAATGCCGGAGGATTTTCTTTTGAAGGTTTCCCGGCTGAATGAAAAGACGGACGAAATCCTGCCCCGTGTGCTGGAAGCCGGCGGGCAGGTGGTGCTGGAACGGGTAAAATCCAATCTCTCCGCCGTCGTTGGGAAAGGCACGAAAGAACCGAGCCGCTCCACCGGCGAACTGGAAAGCGCGTTGGGACTTTCGCCCGCCAAGCCTAAACGGGACGGCTCCGGCTGGAACATCAAGGTCGGCTTTGCTGAGCCGCGTTCCGATGGGGATTCCAATGCCAAAATCGCCAATATTCTTGAATATGGCAAACACGGACAGCCGCCCAAGCCCTTTCTCAAACCGGCGAAAGCCCAGAGCCGCAAGGCCTGCATCGAGGCAATGAAATCAAAGCTGGGCGAGGAGGTGCGGCGGATATGAGCGTTCTTTCCGAACTGAATACGCTTCTGACGCCCATTCTTCCGGTGGAGACGGGCGTTTTTTCCGGTGTTCCGCCCGACGAATATCTGGTTCTGACGCCGCTGATCGATGATTTCGCCCTGTTCGGCGACAACGCGCCGCTGATGGATGTGTCCGAGGTGCGGATTTCGCTCTTTTCAAAGGGCAATTACCTGCAGCGCAAACGGCAGATTACACAGGCGCTTTTGAACGCCGGCTTCACCGTCACCGGACGCACCTATGTCGGGCATGAGGACAACACCGGCTATCACCACTACGCGATTGACATCGCGCAGTCTTATGAAACGGAGGAATAAATTATGGCGACTATTGGGCTGGATAAGCTCTATTACGCAAAAATCACCGAAGCCGAGGACGGCGAGGAAACCTATGATACGCCCGTCATCCTCGCGAAGGTCATCTCGGCGGAACTGTCCGTGGAGCTTGCCGAAGCGACGCTTTACGCGGACGACGGCGCGTCGGAGGTGGTCAAGGACTTCAAGTCCGGCAAGCTGACGCTGGGCGTGGACGATATCGGCATCACTGCCGCGCAGGATCTCACAGGCGCGGCGGCGGACGACAACGGGGTTCTGATTTCGGCGGGCGAGAACATCGCCCCGCCGGCGGCGATCGGCTTCCGCGCTCTGCGGGCAAACGGCAAGTACCGGTACTTCTGGCTCTACCGCGTTATTTTCGGCATCCCTGCGACTAACCTGCAGACAAAGGGCGACTCCATCACCTTTTCCACGCCGAGCATCGAGGGCACGGTCATGCGCCGCAACAAGCCGGACACCAAGGGAACGCATCCGTGGAAGGCGGAGGCTTCCGAGGGTGCCGCGGGCGTTACGTCCGAAACCATCACCGGCTGGTTCGGGCAGGTGTACGAACCCACCTACACCGATGCGCCGGCCGGCGAATAAGGAGGACTGACGGATGGAAAACGAACGAAGTGCCGTAATCAAAATCGGCGGCAAAGAGTATGAGCTGGTGCTCACCACCCGCGCCACCAAGGAAATCGCGCGGCGCTACGGCGGGCTGGAGAACCTCGGCGAAAAGCTGATGAAGTCCGAGAATTTTGAGATGGCGCTGGATGAGATCGTCTGGCTGCTCACCCTGCTGGCGAACCAGTCCATCCTGATTCACAACCTGAAAAACAAGGATGCACCGCAGGAGCTGCTCACCGAGGAGGACGTGGAACTGCTGACCTCGCCGCTGGATCTGGCGGTGTACAAAAACGCCATCACCGAGGCGATGTTCAAGGGAACGGCGCGGAATGTGGAGAGCGAAAGCGAAGACGGCGCAAAAAACACACAGGGCGCGTGACTACTGAAGAAGTGTTCACGCGCCTGCTCTATTACGGAACGGTGCAGATGGGCATGGGCGCGGAGGACTTCTGGCTGATGCCCATCGGACTGTTTCTGGATTTATGGGCCTGTCACAAGCAGTTTCTCGGCATGGAAAAGCCGAAACGGACTTTTTCCATTGACGATATCATCCCGCCGGGGATATGAAAATCAGAAACTTGCCGACATCGGCAAAAATCCGAATTGTATCGCGCATACTATATTGATTTCTTGCCGATAATATGCTATCATAAAGGCAGAAATACAAAGGGGGCACGGTATGAATTATCTGTCGGTGGCACAAACGGCGAAGAAATGGAAGATGTCCGAGCGGACGGTCCGCAATTACTGCGCCCAG